TTGGCTCAGATTATTGTTGGGACTCACCGAGCTAGTCGTTGCACCTTCCGTAGAACCTTTGCCCTCTACGGCTTGGCTCAAAGTAACCCCCTCCGGGGCTTCCTCTGAATTCACCCAGATTTTACTATACTCCAGAGAATCTTGATGGTTGAGACGCTTCATCTCAACATACATTGCTTCGCGCTGCTCAGTGATGTGCCCTGGCGTCCGCAGCATTCCATCCGTCTTGGATCGCCCGTGGTAAGAGTGACGGCTGATTGTGGCGTGGAGCCGAAGAGCCAATCCCGCCTGCTCTTTTTTGATAATCATGAACGGCACGATCTTCTCAAGGGCAGGGACGGCCTCTGACGGCTTGACCATCAACCGATAGCATCCAAAACCAACCTTACTTTTCTGGTTGTTAAATGCTTGGATGTATCCACCGATCACTTCACTGATTGCATTCAGCACTGCAAGATTCTGCGAATACAGGGTCAGCCTCACGTAATACTGCGGAGCAGATTTAGCGGGGCGCGACTTCACGATCCCCACATGCCCGTCAGCATCAATGAACCCGGCGATGTACTCGTAGCTTGGAGTCATAGGCTGCTTCTAGTTTAGCTCACGCAGAAGCCCAAGTCCATACTCGGGATCAGCCAGCCAAACAGTCTCTTTAACAGCGTGACATTGACGTACGACATTTTCATGTTGACGGTGAACGCAGTGTCGGTGGTGACGTATGCGATGTTGAAGATATCGCCCTTCGAGAACCAATCGCCGTTGAGTTCACTGTAAATTATTGGTCTTTGGATGAAAGTTCCGCCCTGGAACTTCATCCGACGCCGATTGAGCAGTCTCGTGAAAAGCGGCGACTGCTTGAAGATCACATCAGTCGTGCGCTCAACCACGTATTGCTCGGTAAAGGCGGTCAAATCAGTGTATGAAAGAGCCATACCTTTCCTTCGCTTTTTCTAATCGGCTGACGACCGCCTCACCTAGACTAGATTCAACGGCCAGCCTGTCGATTGATCAATTCTCGGGCGGCGAATTGAGCAAGTGCGCCTTCGCCCAATGGCACTTCGGGAGCCTTGCTTTCGCCTTCCTTGGGCACGTCAAGCCCAAGCATCTTCCGTTGCAGCGGCCCCATCTGAGGCCCTTCGGTGTCAGCCGGGTTCTGGCCCTGTGGCCCCATTCCCTGAATCCGGTTTAGAGCTTCTTCGCTCCGTTTGTTTGCCGCCGTGACGGCGGCATCCCGCTCGTCCTGCGCGGCCTTGACCTTAGCGTCCGCGTCGGCCTGCATCCGCTTCATGCGGGTGTCCGCCGTGAACGTCTGGTAGAACGCTTCAAGGTCTGTCGTCTTCGCTTCGGTTGCGGCCTTCAGAAAGTCCTTCGGGTTGAACATGTCCCCGAATTCCTTCTGGTGCTGGGCATTGAGATAGGGGACCAGAATCGCGGCGTCCGCCGTGTAGGCGTTCAAATTCTTGATGTACGTCTCGGCTTCCTTCACTCTCTCGTCCAGCGTGTTTGTGCTCACGAACTTGTTCGGGTCAACCCCGTTCTTCTTCATCGCCTCAGTGGCGATCCGTTCCACGTCTTCAAACGTCATGTCCGACCCTCCAACTTCCATCGCTGCCATTTTGGTTTCCAGTTCGGCCTTCTCTGTTTCCAGAGCTTCGAGCCGTTCCTGCTTCGCCCGCTCCGCCTTGGTCATCTTGTGGTCGGAGTCCCAATTGTTGTCCTTCCACGTGCGCCACTGCTGGAGTTCATCCAACTCTGCCCGATTCTGATCGAGCCTTCTGGAGTAGTCGTCTTGACGTAGACCGAATTCTTTGACCTTCGGGTTCTTCTCCGCCAAGGATTGGAACGCCGCACGGTCTTCGTCTGTTCCGAATGTTTCAAGCAGCGCATCGAACGCACTGCCCGTAGGTTTTGCCATGTTCGCCTCCAGTCGGCGGCGCTATAGTCCGAGAGATTCCTGGCCTTCCGGCGCAGACATCGCTGCCTGCGGCGGCTCCGACCCTGGACCTAACGGTGCGCCTTGACCTTGTGAACTTTCTTGCGCCTGCTTTTCGATCATCTTCAACATGCCCGCAGCGCGGGTAACTATGGGCATGAGTACGGGCTTCTCCACCGCTAAAACTTGAGCGACCTTCCCCATGGAGTCCGCGATCTTCTTCAGTTCCCCCAAGACGAATTGCATGGAGGCTTGCGGCCCCTGCTGCGGAGCGCCAGCACCCTGCTGTTGAGCCGCCTGTTGGGCGTACTGCTGTGCTGCGGGTGCCTGCTGATTGGTTACGTCGGGAGGAAGAGGAGGGGTTGCGGTCGTCATGGGTTACTCGCTATTTCGATTGCTGGATGGCCCTCTCGGAATTTGGAGCGTGGTCACTCTGCCACCCGTGCATCGGTTTGTAGCTGAGCGGAGCCTGCTCGCCTGTGAGTTGGAACTCGCCGTTCAGCGTGCCCTTGTCGAACTCCTGGAGGCCGATGGGGGTGTTGGACGTTGGGGCTTCAGAACCCATGAGTTCCTTCTCCATCCGCCCGGTGCTACCATCGTGCTCGACGTTCAGCGGCGAGTTGAGATTGAGATCAACGGCTGTGCCTTGAAGTTGCTTGTCCATTACGAGTTTCACCCTTGTGGCTTGAGGCCACGCCGCCTGCTTCGGGATCTCTCAGGCGAGCGCGGCCCCAATGTCTGTTAGCTCAATCGCAGTTTGCCTGCGAGTGTTGAGTTAACGTTTGGCGTGACGGCCCTTGCCGCGACCTTTCTTGCGTCCCATTCGGGTGGTGCTCCTTTCCTGCCCCGATGCCGGGACATCATTCAAACGTATTGAATCGGCAGGGAGTCTACGTCAAGACGCAGAAACGCCCGACTGGGGACAAACCCAATCGGGCGTTTCGCTGCGGGGTGGTGGAGTATACCTAGACGCCGCCTGTTCTCTGGTCTCGCGTCAGCCGGGTGGCGCTGCCTGCGGTTTTGCCGCCGCCTTTCACGCTGACGCCCATCTCGTGCTCCTGTTTCATCATCTCCATCAACTGCTTCGGATCGCCCGCTTCGAGCACCTGCCAGAGTTTCTGTAACGGCAACAGCCCCTTAGCGGCCATGCCGATGGCGGTCTGTTTCTCACGGTCTCGCGACGAGCCAAGCAGGGTGCCCGGCGAGATCAGCATCGCGAAGGACTTCCAGTGGTCCTCCTGCGGCACGTTATCGGGAATCAGGTTAGGCCCGTTGTAGTTGAAGTCCTCCATACTGATGCCGTCTTTGCCCAACAGCTTGAGGCGCATCGGCGTCTCAAAGAACTGGAAGATGTTAGACATCGCCAGCACGCCAGCATCGCGCAGGAACAACTCGCCGTAGCGTGACTCCAGTTGCGTGACGGTGTTCATCATCTCGCGCATTTGCTCGATGGTGTCGCCGCCTGGCACCTGCTTCTTCTTGCCGACCGAAGATGGATCGAGGATGCCCGCCAGCCGATCAAACTCCGACGAGAGGTAGCCGTGCGCCTGCATAACCCAGGACGGGATGTTAGGCGGGTCAATGTACTTCACGTCCGAGTTCGGGTTGCTGTTCGGCAGCATGTAGAGCTTGCCACCGGGCATATCGGGGTAGAACTCCCGCCACGTTGCCTGCGGTACGGCTCCCGCCTTGGTGATGACGGTCGGGTTCAGAGCGCGTCTCACCATGTCCAGGATGCCCGCCAGAATCTCGTTCATCGCCTGATTGAGCGGCAGGAGATCGCGGTACTTGCTCAGGCCCCAGAAGTTCAATGGGATTGGGTTCAGGCGGAGGCAGGCAAAGGGATACATGCCATGCCAGAACGGCGATGGCCCATCGTACAAGAGCCGGTGCCCGCAGAACACCAGCAGCCGCTTACGCGGGTACAACGGCTGGCCCGGATTCACCCAGTACCACCAGTTGTACGACTTCAGGCCCATGAAGGGATCGCGCATCAAGATGCGCTGGTTCGACTCGTTGATCGACGGGTCATCGACATAGTATTCCTGAAGTTCGAGCGACCTGAAGATCGACGGGCCTTCCATGTCGGATGCCGACGTTTTCACGCCGTACAGCCGCCGCATCCCCTGGCTTAACCCATTCCATGTGTACTCGGGGATGTCGTTCGGACGAGCGTAGCGAGTCTGGTTGCCGAAGCCCTGATCGAGAAAAGAGGCGTCGTTCTCTATGCCCTGGCTGGTGAACGGGAACCGCTTGCGGATCTGGTTGATCGACTTCCAGGTCCGGTACAGGACTGCCGTGGACTGCTGGATGTGGAAGCCGGGCTGGATCGGGAGCACGGCCTCCGGCCCGAGTGAGAGCGTCTGCGTCATGCCGGGGTAAGCCGCGCCCATCTTCCAGAAGGCCGTCCCATTCAGCTTGGCGATGTCGTTCAGCCGGATGAACTCCATGTCCATGTCGCGGGTCAGCCACTCGGAGCGGATGACCTTGCCCACAATCTGGGCTTGCTCCTGGTAGGCGTCAACGCGGCTGGAGATGTCGATGGTGGGCCGGATCTGCGTGAGGAGAGAGAGATCTACTTGGCGGCTGTTGTTCAGGCGGTTGTCGAACGCCTTGGACTTGTAGCGGGCACGTTTGTCGTTCCACCACTTGCCGCCGAGTGCGTTCATGTACTTGAGGGCATCGTCCTTCTCGGGGTTCAGATCCGCCGTGCGGAAGGCTTCCTCGCGGGCCGACTCGCGCCACTTCAGGACGGAGGAGATGTACTTGCGGCGGTCGTCGGAGGTTTTGCCTCCCGCGTAGCGGGGAGTTTCACCGTCAGAGTTGGTGTCCCAAATGGGACCGCGCTGTAAAAAGTCCATGTGTTTGAATGCACAAGTCTACGTCAAGACTCAATGCGGTCCTTCTCTTATGGAGAATCGTCTGCTACGGCTGGACTTCCACCGATCTCTCCACAGCAGTCGCCGCCGCAGGCGCTTCAGATCCTGGATCTTGGCCGTTTTCGCTCTCGACCGTTTCCGGCTGCTCTTTGGTTGCGGCACTATCTAGGAGTTGGCTCGCACCGCGTTTCCACTCGTCCATGGCTGAGCCGCTTGGTTGGCTGGACCCACTGTAATATCCCATCGCTTGCCTCCTACTCGGATCGCACTTCTACGGATCGTTCGGTTACCAATGCCGCGACGGTCGCTTCAGGTTTGTAAACCGATGCGATGTAGCGGGATATGTCGAAAGGGACTTTCGATCTCTCAGCTACTATCACCTTTCGATGAGGCGACTTGCTACTGAAATATGAGCAAGGATCTCCCCGTTCCACATACTTTCCAAACCATCCACCCCCTGTCCCTTTTCGCGCTCGCATCGCTGGGAATAGAGCAGGGCAATCCCCCCACAAATAATAGGGGCCGACATGCCAACGGGCACTCCCGACCCATTTTTCTGCCCCGCGCACGTTCTCAACGACCATAGGTACGTAGCGCCCTGCCGATTCGCACGCTTCGCGCTGAAGCCTAAAACAAGCATCAAATAATTCATTTGACGGCGGAGGCAGTGATCGTGCTCGCTTGAACGGCATAGCCCGATATGAATACCCTTCGCAGGGAGGGCTTGCCACGATCAGCGCCGCATGACGGAATTGGGAGCCATGAAGCGTGAGCACATCCTGCAAAACGAGTTGTGCTGGATACTTCTGATCCCCATAGACGTGCCGTTCAATATCAAAGCCGACGACATCGTACCCCTCTGCGAGCAGCCCTTCGGTCCAGCCGCCAAGTCCACAAAATAGGTCAATAGCTAAGGGCTTCATCGTACTTCTATAGAAGGCTCGGTTACCGACGCAGGAGCCGCCGTCTCAGGCGGCAGCGGCTTCGCCGCCTCTGACTTAATGAAGTCTGGGTTCACGCTCGCCCATGACCCCGGCAACCCCTGTGAACTGGCGCTCTTGTCCGCCCAGTCGCAGTGCTGCGGCATCTCGTCCGGCATCATCAGGCCCTCCGCCTTGCAGTACGCCCGCTGGTCCTGTCGGGTCCGAATCACCACCGGCTCGGGGCTTCCGTCCACCATCCGACTGCTGCGGGTACGGTAGGCGATATGCCCGCCGTCCTCCACGCCATTGAGCGTCTGGCATCCCGGCGCGTTGTAGCGATCCAGCGTGCCCAGCCAGATCGCGTGGGCCACCGAGGGGACGCGCACGGTGGCGTGGCCGCACTCGGGGCACGGCGGCATGATGTCGGTGTAGGACTTGAAGAGCGTTTCTCGAACACGGCCCTTCGCCGGGCAGGATTCGGAATGACAGACCACTTCGTAGATAGGCACGCTACGCCGCCGTTTCCGCCGTCGCCTTTTGCGCGGCCTTCGCCACCTGCACAAGCTCCGAGATGGCCTTCTCGATCTCTGCGCCCGTTGGGCGGTCCTTCCCCGTGAGGGTCTGGATCACGCGGTAGTGCGGGAAATAGACGGGCGGCGTATAGCTCGCTTCCAGGTACGTCGCCCAATTGTTGTCCAGCGCCATCGACCACGTATCGTTGATGAGTTGCTCGACCGTGATCCCCATCTCCTGCGCCCGATTCTTGATCGGCTCAACCCACGTCGGATCAAGACTTAGCAGGAAGGTGCGGCTTCCGTCCGCCGCCATGGAGTTACCCTTACCGACAGCCGCCACAACGTCGGCCCCGTTCCCCACGGGCTTCTCGTTGTGTTCCTCGATCTTCTTAACCTGATCGGGGGTGAGAAAAATTCCGCCGTCCTTATAGCCCTCAAGCCATTGCCGACAGCGGACGCTGAGCCATTCCGCAAGAGGGACGTCTTGGACTTGAGCCTGAAAAGCGTCTAGTGTCGTTTGCCGCAATGTGACGGTAACGGGGATATTGACTCGTTGGTCTGCCATGACTCTAAAATACTCCCGGCTGTGTTAATGTGCAACAGAAAAGGCCGGGACGGTCCCGGCCCTTTCACCATACCCTAGCTTGCCTAACCGTGCCCTGCCTTGCCCCACCGAGCCTAGGCATACCAAAGCACGCCGAACCACACACCTAAATTTGCACTTCGCCTCCTGCCATCGTGCATGATTTGCACTACGCCATCATTACAGTCAGGGAAGACCCTGGCGGCTGGCGTTCCTATTACTTCAGTGCATCCATCGGGCCAATCCTAAGTTGGCAAATCGTAGTCGTAGTTCAATTGCGCCGCATCCCATGCCTTCTCGGGGGACCAGAAATCCTGCGCCGCTTCGCGGTATAACTCATCGGGGTCCGCCGTTTCGGCCAGCGATCCAGCGCCGCCCTGGTTCCGCGTGATCTCGATTCGCCGGTTGCCGCAGCCGGGGCAACGCAGCCCGCCGCTCTCAGCCACCCGTTTATTCAGGTCGAGGGTTGGCTTATATTCGGAAGGGTCTAGCGTCGTCTCTTCGATGACGTTTTGCCACCACAGATTGCCGCAGTTCGTGCAGCGCAGATGGTACTGAGCCGTATCCTTAGAGAGTTCCTGCTTCACGCTAATCATACCGAGCGCGTCGTTCCAGTCGGATTCATGTGCGCAGTAGAGAGAAATCATCGTGGCTATGCACTCGTCGTCGTGCTCGTCCTTGTCGGCCCCAGCTTGGTACGAGTCCTCATCGTCCTTGACGAAGTTCTTCATCTCCTCCGCAAGGTTATGGGAGCGGACAAAGTACAACTCCTGCTGGAGCCACCGCTTGAAGGTTTGCCACAGCCGGGGGCGGGAGGACAGGTTCGTGTACCATCCGAGCTTTTGGCTCATGATGTTCATCGAATCGAGGTGCTTCCACCGATAGCAGTTGGGATAGCCAAGTTGGAAGCGCATCGTGCCCAGGCAGATGTCGTAGCGGTTGCACTCCACGCTCATGAGTGCGCTGTTGTAATACAGTCCCAAGTGGTTCAGCTTGTACGCAAACCCGATGGGGTCGATAGTGTTAGAGCGCCACGTTGCTACTTGGAAGTCGCCCTTACCCGTTGTGCTGATGCGCGTGACGACACCCACGCTGTAGTCGCACTTGCCACCCAGTCCTTCGGCCACGTCGGCCCCGCAGCAATACTCGGCTTCCGGCTTTGGCATCTCCCAGATCTTCAGCGGCGCATCGTCCCACTCGTGGTCAACATGGCAGTCCTCCTGGAAGCATGGGTACTTCCCCTCAGCGTTGCGGCCTTTGGCCGTGTTCGCGCCATGGAACCGCCCTGCCATATCAAAGTCGCCTTCGGCCAACGGCGGGCGCACGTTGATGTTCGCAAACTGTTGAGCCTTTTGGCCGAACATCTGATAGCCGCTTACCTGGAACGCCTCCTCGGCGGTCCCGGCCTGTTCTTGGAGCAGTTTCTTGGCACTCTCTTCGTCACGGCTATAGTTGATCCGCTTGTCCTGCATCCATGCCAGTTGAGCATCCGTGATGGTGTAGAAGTGCAGCGTGCCGGTTTCGCACGTCGGGCAAATGCTGCCGTCGCGATCCACTTTCAACTTGTAGCGGGTGTGGTACTGGAGGCACTCGGAATTGTCGCAGCGCACCCAGTCCGACATCGTCTTCTCGCGGATCTCGTGATCGCGCTTGTCCAGCCGGAAGTCCACCCTTACCGGGCGCACATGGGTCGGGTCAAAAAACCACGGTAGAAACAGCGGCTCCCACTCCGCCCGATCCCGTTCGGCGAGTTCCACGCAGCGCTTCCATAGCCTATGGCTGTAGGTGTTAGCGCCCTTTGCTGTGCTCTCCAGAATAGCGAACGTGCCCGGCCCTTCGGCCAGAGCATTGACCATATCCTCATCAATAATCCCCCGTGCGGTGCGTTCCTCGAAGTCAGAAAATTCGCTCACGTGAACCGCCGAAAGCCGGATGCCCTGTCCGACTGCCGTGGTGCTATTGGCTCCCTTGACGTACACTCGGCTGTTCAGGCCCGGCTCTGTTGCTCGGAGATCGGGCTTCGGGTTGTCGAAGTGCAGGCCCTCCTCCGACTTGCGCATCGCGCACATCGGTTTGAGCCACCACGGCATCCGGTCGTAAATGAACGTCATGATGGGGAACAGCACATCGGCGGTGTGGCTCCGGTCATAGGAGACCACGAGCGCGTTGACGTTGCTGAAGAACATCGTGCGCCACGCTACCAGCGCTTCGATGAGCGTGCTGCACCCCAATTGTCTGCTCTTGATTATAATTAGTTTCTGTTGCTTTCCTTTACTTCTCAATTCCAAGACTTTCTCAAGGATCAACTCCTGCGACGGCCACAGGGAGAACAGTTGGTCCTGGAGGTTCTTATCGGTGATCCAGAAGTAGTTGCGGGCGGCATAGACGAAGTCCTTGCGGCATCGGTCAAGCTCTTTCAGGATGACTCGGATCTCGGCAGGGGTTAGACGGCCCGGCTGTTCAAACTTGTCCGGCTGATCGAGGTGCTCGATAAGCTGTCGGACTTCAGCGTCTTGGTGCCAGCGGGATACGGCCATGGCTGGCCTTTCTATTCGGGCGTCACGTCGATCACGGCGGCAGTGCTGGAGTCCCGGCCATCCAGTTTACGAGCGAGTGCATCGAAGCTGAACCGCGTACTGCCATCGGCGCTGTTGGAGTTTGCCTGGAGAATCGTTTGGGAGATCGTCACGCCGCCTTGGGTTTTGACGAGGTTGGCGATCTCGGCGGTGAGCCGGATCGCCTGGATGTTACCGTCCTTCACCTTCTTGATAAGTGCAGGGAACAGGGTCGCCATCAGCGCGTCGATGTTGCGGAGGAGATGCTTCTCCTGGACGCGGGCAAGGTTCTTGCGGGTGACCTTCTTGGCAAGGAGCGCGGGCGGAGGCGTCTGGACGCAGACTTCGAGCGATTGATCCGAAGCGGTTGTTTCGTCGGCCATCAACTCTGGTAATCGGAGGTTTGCCTAGCAATGATGGGCGTATGCGCTAACCAGAGGACCAAACAGGCCGTCTGCTCAAAGACCAGCAAGGCTCCCGGCGTGATGTCACCGCGTGCGCCCTGAATAATGGCTACGTTCTGGACGATATCGAAAGCGCAGAAGCCTGCCAGTATCGCGCCATGCGCCCCGGTTCGGGCCGCGCCCATCGCTACAGTGGATAGCACAATCAGCGCAGCCACAATCACTCGGGCCAGGAAAAACCGCTCATCGGGCAGATCGGCCAGTGGGGGGACTATCGCCACGATGGCGAGCACGAACCCTCCCGCCAAGTAGTAGACGTATCGGCGGAGGCTCACATTGAACGCGGCTGCGAACGACTCTATCCCGACGCACGCCAACAACACGATGGAGATGGGTTCCGTGATGACCCACGCAATTCGATACGCTCCGTCCACGCACCAGCGGTCGATCCCCGCCAGTATCAGCCATCGCGGAAGGTCAAACATCAAGTACGCCAGGAACATGCGGAGCTTCACCCTACAAAGCAAAAGCCGCACAATGAGTGCGGCCTCAATAAAGAAGCTGGCGTACCAGACGATCAGTTCGGCGTTCTTCACTTGCCCTTGCCGCCTCCGGGACCACCAGGATTAGGGGCAGGCCCAATCTGGGGAGTGGGCGGCGGAGCATCCGCAACGGCCTTGGCCTTCTGCTTGCGGCGCTTGGGCGGGGGATAGTCAGGCTTGGTCACTGGAAGTACCTCATGATTCGTTCGACGGTTGCTTCAAGAAGCAGCGCCGTAGCTTCGGCGACTGCCCATATTCTGCGCAATATCCAAGACACCACGACGAGCGAAGCAAAGGCCGCGCCGACGCGTTGCATTACACATAGAAGCACGTCTCGTTGTTGGTTCACCCGTCATCGTGGCGGGAGCTTCGTCGCTTAGCGCCCAGCAGTTGCAGAATGTCCAGTATGGCGAGCGTTGCAAAGGCCCCCGTGCCAACTCCCGAGATGGTGTTGATCTTATTTTCGGTGTTTTGGGCCATCGTTCGCAATTCCTTCACAGTGTCCCGTAGGTCTGAAATCTGACTTTCGGCGGTCGCCAGCCGTTCGGAAGCGGGCCGCTGAGCAATTACGTTTGGGGATACGGGCACCCATAGAAGCAGATACAACGCCATGGTCGCCGAGACCGTAATGGAGAGGCAGCGCAACACGGTAGTGAAGTGCATCGGCCTATGCCCATTTTGCGCTGTATATGGCATGGCGTCTTCGCCTGCAAGTGGTGGATTCATCCACGTTTAGGGAATCGGAGAACATGCTGTCATGATGGCGTCCACAGCGGCTTCCGTGCGCCCTGGGTCGCAAATATCATGCAGGGGCACAACCACTTCAATATAGAAAAACTTGAATAGCGTATGGGCGAAATCGTATTCGATAATCCGGCTGATCGCCAACCCAGGAATTATATCCATCCGCGTGAGGTCTGAAGTGCTAGCCGCCATAGTTCTTCGCAGCCTCCGGTGCTGACGGCAGGCCCCAAGCCTTGATGGCCTCCAGGTCCATGCCGTTCCCGTCCGGCCCGAGCATGTCGGTCTGTGCGGCCCCGAACGCATTAGACGCCAGGATCTCCCCCCGGCTCGCGTTGATGTCCGGCACCGTCAGGACGGCAGGCGGCGGGATGGCGAAGTGCGGCGGCACCTTGTTCTGAACGGAACTGTAGATGGCGTTCGCTTGCTCCACGATCTTCTTCATCATGGCGTCTGCATCAAGACTGGTATCGGTTGTGTAGGCGTACTCCGTCACGCACTCGCCAGTGGCCGGATCGGCCCCTTGCATGGCGTAGGTGATCCGCACATTCGTCATGTACGTCCCGCCACGCCGCATCTCCATCTTGTCGTCGCCAGGAGACCTTGTGATGCGCTTCTCCAGCACGATGGGCTTGTCGCACTTCGGCGGCTTCACTTCGATCCGCTTCGGCAACTCCCGCTGGTAGTAATCGAAGACCTCCTGCTTGCTGAAGTGCTCAGGGAACAGGTCTGTCGTGGCAGGCTGTGCCCCAAACCGGGCGGAGGCGTCTTCCTCACGGCGAGATGACGTGACGGGCGCGGCCTCGGATGGCGTGATGATGAGCGGGGTGTAGCCCTTTTCCTGAGCCGGGGCCTGCGTCACGTTACCCATTGACTCGACGGCAAGCGAGAACATCTCCTCGAAGTCGCCCATTTTGGCGATCAAGTGGTCTACGAATTCCTCGGGAGACCCAAAGCGCTTCCCGTCCTTGATGACTTTGAGAATTATCGGCCTATACTGCTTCGCTATCACGTCGATCTCCAATCTTGTTCCCGATGCCTTCGATCCGCTCAAGCACAGCAAAGAACAGCGGCGATAGATCTATTTCCAAATCCCGTACTTCACGAAGGGAGCCGCGAAACATCTCACGCGGGGGGGCTAGATTCCACGCACCGGATACGCCCGCGCTCGCTCGTGCGCATGGAAGGCAAAGCAACTTGTGGACTTCCGCTCCCGTCATCGCCCCCCCCCTCTACCAGCCAGCGAACGGAATATCCTTGTCTGCGGCGCAAGGTCGTCCAGCCCGTTCTTCCCTATTCCACTTGCGCTTGGGCTTCTTCGGCTTTTGCCCACCGAGTAGACGAGCGAACGGTTGTCGCTTGGATTGTGGTTTACGCTTCGCGGGCATACCCTATTCCATACTCACAGACGGCATCGACGATTGCCGGTCGATCTCGTCCTGTGCTTTGCGGTTCAGCGTTTCGACGCTCGGGGTCTCCCCGTTCGCAGCAGCCTCCGCCCACAACTCTGCAACTCGATAGGCCCGGTCTGCCGAAGCCTCGTCGGAGTGGCTGACGAACGACAGCGGTTCAGCGGCTCCCGGCCCCGGCTCTGTGTCGGGCTTCATGACGAGAGTTTTGAATTGGGAGACGGCCTCCCGCAGCTTCCCAATCTCCAGCGCCATTGCGCTTGCGGCGGCAGCGTGGCCCGCGATCATCTTAGGCACGTCGGCCAGCACCTTGACGGTAGCCGACAGTTCCTTCATGGCGGCGGCGAACTCTTGCTGTGCCGCGATGCGCGCCTTGGTCTGCCTGACGAACCAGGGGATCAATAAGGTGGCGACGGCAGTGCCAACGGCGGTTGCCAGAACGGTGAGGACGATGATGAGAAACATATGTACCTTCTAAACGGCCGGGGCGGGCGCTGGCTTGAGGTTATCCTCGCACCATTTCTGAACGGTAATCGGCGCACCCGGAGCGTCGATAGCGACCAGATGGTTGTTGCGCGGATCGACCAGCAACATCCATCCAGCCTCAGCCATGGTAGACATCTGGTTGCTCGGCATGAAACGTCTGGCTGGATTCAGCCCGTTCCAGAAGTCATACCACTGCTTTTGTGTTCCGTAATCAACGGGCACTCCGTTATCCAGGTAGCCGGTTGGTGTGAACACAGGGAGTGGTTTCTCTGGGATTGGCTCGTACTCGGGCCATCGCTCGGCCTTTGCCACGTCCTTGAATACGGCATCGGGAAAATTCGGAACCTCGTCCACATCGCCGAAGATTTCGTGATCCGTCCCGTCTATGCACATCCACTGCCAGACCGGAGTGCCTTCATAGTCGCCAGTCTTGCGGCAGGTCCAGCCATGCTTGACGAGCGCCAAAACCATCGCTTCAAGTTCACGCTCCCGCGTATTTGGCATTGTTTTTGTCCACCTCTATGTTAGGATAGAAGCGTGGAAGAATCAACCAATTTCGTCGCCCCTCAACAGAAGATTCCCAAGAAGACGGGCCGTAAGCCCCTCGGGCCGGACAAGAAAAGGATTCGGATCGGATGCCGGGTCACGCCTGCCACGAAAGAGTATCTGGTTCATATGCCCGGTCGGAGCATTGGGCGGGCCATCGACAACGTCGTCAAGCAGTTGAGGGAATTGGTTGGAGCGCACTGGGCCTGAGCCTGCGCTACGGCCTTCAGTTTCCCCATCGCCGACTTTAGCAGGGTCGCCACGGTGGATGGAGCTACGCCCATCAACTCCGCAATTTCGGCCTTCCCCATTTCGTCATCCCCATACGCCAGTCTCAAGCTCTGAATCTCCGTTTGCGTGAGACGCGCCGCTGTGACCAGTCCGTGCAAGATCGCCCTCTGCTCCTCTATCTCATCGTAACCATCGGTACGGTCGCTGGACGGAAGGCACTCGTCAAAGTCATGCGGCCCTTGGCCGTCTCCGTCCATCACCCCAGCACCCTTCGCCCGTGTCATTGAGAGGAATCTCTCGTGGTACACCATGGATGGGCCTTCGCCCTTCGCCATCCTCTTAATAAGGTGGTACGAGCGGAACCAGTCGATCACCCGGCCATAGATCTGGCGCACGGCCCATATCCAAAAGTTGCCGTAGGGGTCTTGATGATCGCAGTCGGGAGGGGGAGGAGTGCCAAAGAGGGGGTTCCAGAAGTGGGCTAACTCATGCTGGCGTATCTTACGGATCTCAAGTTCCTGACGTGTGGGATCGAAGTTGCGGCAGGCTCGCCAGAGTGCGAGGCGGGCCTCGGATCTTGCCTCGTCTTGATAGAAGAGTGCGCCAGAAACCCGATAACGCCAGCACAAAGCCGTCGCTATTTTCTCAGCGCGGTCAACGTGCGCTTGGAAGAGATCCTCTGGGCTCACTACGCACTGAATCTAGCACACGTTGCAGATCGGATACAACATTTTGTACGGCGTTTGCAGTTGTCCACGAAAGATCAGATTGCCCCTCGTGGAACTCATGGAATATCCCATCTTGGAATTCGCGCAGCAGCGCCATCCATAAACGGCCATTGTCTAGGAAGATTATCTGACTGACAGCATGATAGTCTCCGCCCCTGATTGCGCTAGCCAACGGAGTCTCGATCATCCGAACAGCCCTCCGAACACTGCCGCGCTCTTGCTCGGCTTCTTCTCGGGCCGCTTCTTCGGCGGCTCCTCCGGCTGGATGCGCTTCGCGGCATAGTGCTCGATCATCGTGAGCGTGGCCGAGCGCCGCCACTCGTCGTAGGGGACGCCACGCTCCCACGGCTCCGCAGGCCAGCCAAGCTCAGTCCAGTTCATGGCCATGTTCTCCCTGCCGTGGATCAAGAATGCCAGTGATAGACTCTAATACGGCCTCAGATGAAAGATATTCAACGGCGAAAACCGGATTTTCTACTAGGAACATCGGCATCATCCACGGTTCTCCATGGATAGACTCCGTACTCCTCATAAACACAGAGGGGTTGGTTTCTCTCAAGCGTTTAGCCAAATCCATCCCGTTCATGCGGCCACCTTCCGCCATGCCATCAGATCCTCTTCCGCCGCAATCAGTTCAAAGCCCTGCGGTACGAACGGGTCCACTGCCGACTCGGTGAACACGACGTCGGGCTTATCCGGTAGGCCCCGAATCCCGACGTAGCGATGCTTCCCTACGCGGAACAGCACGCACGTCTCCGCCTCCACCTTGAGCGGGCACGGCTCCCATGGAGTGAAGCAGTTCTCCTTGAAGCTCAACGCGCCCGACTCGCGCACGCGCCTGACGGCGTTCACGCTACCCAAGCCCCAGTGGGCCAGCCATGGAAGGTTGCAGGCGGAAGCGATCAACTTATCGGCATTCATCAATGGCATCCTGATAATCCTCCCACATCTGGCACTTCAGAATTCGCACGGTCTCCGGCGTGTAGCGATACCATCGCAGGCTCAGCAGCGATCCCGGCGAAGCCCGATGCTCTTCGAGGATGTAGCGATCCACGGCGTCCATGTGCAGCCCCGCCAGATACGACTCAGGCACTTGGATCATCCACCGCCCGATGGGGACGGGAGCATCGTAGCGGGAGCGGACGAACTTGGCCTTCGGCTGATCGAACAGGCCCGGCTGAGCGGGTTCCTTGGAAGTCTTAGTCAAGACTCCACCTGGGGTCGCCATCCGGCCTTGTAAGCCTGCTCGATTTTCATGAGCGTCACAGCAGCATCGCCCTCACATAATTCCAGATGCTTCATCGTGATCGCCGTCTCCAGGGGTTCCCAAAACATGCCAGGGCCGAGCCGAAAGAGGTTGCGGCACTTCCCACATCGAATCCGCGCAGTCTCATCCCTAAAGTTGGGCGAGGGATTGTCCATCGTGTTGAGTTCAATGATTCTTACGTTCATGCCGACGCTTTCAGAATCCTTGCCACGTACTCACGCCGCCACTCGCCGCCACACCGGGTCCGATGGCCCATTATATTCAACCTTCTAGCGATGTCAGTATAGTCGCACCCAAGGCGCACTAAATCTTTCATAGTGCCGATGATAAGCTGCTCCCCTGGATGGATACTGAGCGCCCCCTTCTTCGGCCCGGTCCAGCCATAGGGCGTGTTCCCCAGCCGCTCGCCGCGCTCCTTCTTGAAGTCCATCACAGCCTTGGTCCGCTCGCCAATGGCTTCTCTTTCCCACTGGCTAACGGCGGTCATGATGTTGATGACTAATCTTCCGCTGGCACTGTGGGTGTCTAGCGATTCGGCCAGAGACACCAACGAGACGTTGTGCTTCTCGAACGTGTCCAGCAACTCTGCGAGATCGCGGATACTCCGAGTCAATCGGTCGAGCTTGCAGACGATCACGGCATCGACTGCGTTCTTGCGGACCATCGCTAATACTCGCTGGACGCCCTCACGCTTGAGAGACCCCGGCTTCGCAGATTCTTCGTCCACGACGATGTCCACTAGTTCATCCTCGCGAACGGTCGTCATGGCTCGTAGCTTCGCGTCTTGAGCTTCGAGCGACAGACCATTCTTTGCCTGCTTATCCGAACTAACTCGGATGTAGGCGACCGCCCTCATTGCAGCACCGCCCCTCCCGGCCCCACGATGGGCGTCACCACCCCGCTCATCTCCAAGCCGATCTTGACGCCGATGCTCATCGCCGACGCGATGGCGGACAACAACGCGCTCTGCCGGATAGCCCCGCCCTGCACGATCCCGCCCGCCAAAGACGTGACGGTCTTCATCGCGAGATCGCTGGCCGTGATCTGGTCCTGCACGAACGCAAGGTGCGCGTCACCAAGCAACAGCGACGTGTACGCTTCCTGCACGGTTTTGGTTTTGATTGCCATATGCACCCCTCAACTATCCTAGTTAATGGGCGACAGAAATGCAAGGTCTATTTTGCAAGGAGCGCCCGCACTCTCCGCCACAGCCCGCACTTCGGCGCATCGTCCAAATCGTTGCGCTCCATCTGTACCCCGATGGTCACCCCCAGGCAGACAGCGTTCAGGAAGAACTGGACGAGCATCCCCGTCGACAGCTCGCCTTCCTCTATGTCGTCGTCCGGGTGTTCGTCCATGGCCTTGACGAAGCTGTAGCCCAATTGCCGTAGCGTTTCATTCCCGAATATATCGGGGCGGAACTCTCGTTGGAGATTGCAAACCCGCCGCTCGGCATCCTCATCGCCGGGAACGGTCTGGCAGACGGTGGTGAGAGCTTCTTCAAATGTCTGCATTGGCAGGGGCCTCTACTGCTGGGTAATCGCCCAAGTCTGCATCAAGACTGGGCTTCGGCACATCAGCGTCCGGCTTCAGCAGCCACGTCAGCACAATCGCCAGCGTGCCGCCGTCCACTGGACACCCGCGCTCCAGCCGGGAATAAGTGGACGGACTCAGCCCGATCTGCTCCGCAGCCTCCCGCGCCGTGATCCGCTCCATCCAGCGCCAGTTGCTAATCAGCTTCGATAAGTGCTTCATTTCAACTCCACGGGGATTTCAATGCGCGGGCCAATGGCCAAAATCTCCTTCTCCCAAATCAGGCCACCACCTTCACCGCAAGTGAACCAGACTGGTTCCCAATCGGCCTCAAGCCCACCGTCTCGTCCAGGGATACGCCTTTGCGTGAACTCGGCTGGTTGCCAGTCGGCGTGTTCCAGCCTGATCCAGTAATATCCAAAATCGCGTTTCATGCAAGCATCCGGTATTCGTCCCTCACGTTCGACCTGTTCTTGACGGCGTGGGTGCGCGTCTCCAGCAGCTTCCGACGCACCGCCGTGATGATGGCCGTTCTGGCCCGGCGCAAGGGAATGCCCGTCGCCATCATCACCTGCCGCTCGCCCATCCAGTCCGTGCAAGCCGTCAGAACCTTCAGCACGTCCTCCTCGGTGTGGGCGTCCCAGGCGGTTCCCGTGAGAGGATTGGCAGGCGGCTTACCGAAAGGGCGCAGGAAAGAAATCATCCTCATCCTCTATCAGAATCTCGTCAAGAGCCGCCATCGTGCTGGATAGAGCAGAGACCGTGTGCCGTCTTCCCGGCGTGTATATCCAGAGGCCCCGCTGGGACATAATGTTCTCCACGATGCCCTGCGGGCTGAGCCCTTCGATGGAGGCCGATAGATCCATCTCCGTGCGCCAGTAACGATAGTGGTACGATGGCAGCACAGACTCCTCGATACGCTCTCGCACGGGCCAAATCGTCACCGCTCGGGCCTCGGGAGGTCCGCCGCTTTATGGATGGGCCAAGCATCCATCGCATCCGCCTGTCTCATGGCGCTCGCATAGACGATATCCGAACCACCATTCAGACGGTGCATGTGCGCCCAAGCACGGACGGCAGCGGCACCCACTTGGTCCTGCCCACGGATAACGAAAATGGGTTCCTGGTTATCCTCCGTCAGAAACCCTTTCCGGTCCCAGTCTGGTCTGCCATAGTTCATCGCTTCGGCCCTTCTGTGATCCGGTTGACGCTCTCAATTGCTTGGACCGCAAGCGCGGCTACCGCGATCAACTGGTCCTTGTATTCAGCAGTCGCAATGAAGTCGGCCCACTGCTCCGCGTCTCCCAACTGCCGGACGATGAACGCGATCCAGTCGCGCCGTGAGTGCTGATCGTCATGCTCTGCGCCGCCCCAAGTTCTGTCATTGGACTGGCACTTCGCGTTGATTGCTTCAAACAGGTCAGCCCTTGCGTGCTTCATCTCTCTTAGCCCTCGCTTTCAGGTTCTCCCATCGGCCCGTCTCAGCTCTTGCATCGCATCTCCTTCTTCAGCCCGCGAATCGCCGTGCGGATGGCATCTCGCGCGTGGCCCGTCGGATGCTTCGGATCATCAATTCCCGCTTGTCAGGCGAACGCTGCAGCCGCTTTCATCCCGGCGAGAAAGATGGCGCGGTCGCGATCCGTCCAGCCGGTTGCCCAGGATGTGACCGCGTGGATCGCCGCGTCCACCCGCTTCAATGTGAGATCAGGCATGGGGTGCCTCTGCCTGCGCAGCGTCGAGCGCAGCGACGGTATTCAGAAGTATCCAGTACAGGTCTTCCGAGTAGCCGAACCGCTTTTTACCGACCTCAATAGAGCGAACGACATCGCCATCGGCGTGACGCTTCGCCACCGCCATCCAATCGCAAATCATCTCCAGCAGATCCATCAGGTTCATTCCCTGGATGCCATCCGGAAAGTGCTCGGGGTGGTGTCGATGTGCGGCGTAGTGATGGTCGAGCGCTGGCTTGATCTTGGCGAGGAGCGCCCTGTACTCATCGGTACCGTAGGTTGTCGCCGCCAGAAGCGGTGTGAATTCGTCGAACAGTTCAACCTCGGGCGATTTCAGTTTTGTCGAATCGTGCTCCGGCCCGCGCTGAACTAGATCAGCAATCGCGAGTGCCAGAATGCGCTGAACAGTTTGGATGTGCTTGTGGGTTTCGAGCCGGGAGTCAATCATTGCGCTTCTCCTTCAGCCTGCGCGGCCATCTCCCGGGCTTCCTGCTCGATCTTTGTGGCCATGTGGCGCCCCATCGAAGCCGAGCAGACCGAGCGCAGATCAGGCGGAATCGACGACGGCAATGGTTCGGGCCAGATGTCCAGCGGGTAGGCCTGGCCCCACGTGTCGCGGATGTGGTCAGCAAAAGCGTTCAGCCCCTCAGCCTTCGCGCGGGCCTTGAGGGCGGCGTCGTGGGCGGCAAGGATGGGGGCAAATTGGCCGGCTGCAGTTGCGACTATTTCCCAGGCTTCGATGCAGGCGTCGTTCAAGGCGTGAAGCTCGTCACTGTTGTAGTTCGACGGATTAAGCTCCGGTGCCTCATGGAGGATTGCCTGCACTTGGCCCAGTGCCGCCGCCAGCCCGTCCCGCTCCCGCTCGGCCTTCTCGGCGCGCTCGGTGGCCGCGTCCCGCTCCTCACCGCAAGCAATGAGCGCCTTCTGTGCCTCAACAGGCCATCCGGTATGCACGGCGACATTGCCGGCCGCAAAGCTGATGGCCTGGAGTTTGCGGTTGGCCGCGTCCCGCTCTTTTCGCATCCGCCTGATGATCTGGCAAGCGCCCATTGCGTCGATATCGACTTCGGCCCGCTGGCTGTCTTCCGGTGAGCCAGGGCAGAGTTCCTTGGCGACGTTGAGAAGCGATTCTCTCGCCGCGTCCCGCTCTGCCGTCCGCGCCTTCTCTCGCGCCTTGTAATCTTCAGTGACTGCGAGCAGATCGCGCTCGATGGCCTTCGACGCAGCCAGTTCCTCCGTCCGCGCCGCCAGCTCGGTGGTGAGGCGGGAGACCTTGGACTGCGCCATAAGCAATCCATCTCCAGCGATCTTCAGATTCCCTTCCAATTGGTCGAGCATGTCGCTAACCGTGAATTCGTCGCTCATCCCTTCCGCCCTTCCGCCGCCGCCTGAAGCTCGTTATGCATCTCTATCGCAACTGGTTCTTCCCCAAACCCGTTTTGCTTCGCGGTTTCAAGCCAGCGCTGCACCCATACCGCCGCCTCGCCGCACAGCTTCCGCAGTTGATCCACTTCGGACTCAAGCTCGCCGATGGTTAGCGACATACACTCCGTCGCCAACTTCGGATTGTGCTCAACGAAAGCACCATCCTTTGCCAGCCCGAAGACGTACCCGGCTTTTTCTCCGGCAGCCATCCAATTGGTGATTTCCTTTTGGAGCGCTGCGCACTTCGCATTCAGCCGCTCCACTTCGGCCTTCCATTCGCGGATGGCGGCGTGATTCATCTCGATCTGGGTCAACAGTTGTTTCAACCGCCCGTCTGCTTCGGCTTTGTGCGGGCACGGCCCGGAGGCGGAGAGGGCCATTTCGATATGCATCATCGCGAACCCGATCTCGTCCGCGCAGCTTGCGCCTTGGGGTAGCTCATTGAAATCGCGGTGAGCGCCTTGCAGCGCCTCCGACATCCGACACTCCCGCGCCTGCGAGGCGGCAAGCTGAGCCTTGAGTTCGTCCCGTTCCTTGAAAACGGCGATGATCTGGTTAAAGAGCGCGATGCCGCTGGCCGTGTTGGCCGACAGCTTCCGGCGTTCCAACTCCTGGAGGGTTAGGGGTGTGGTCATCGGGAAGCCTCCCCGATTGCCCTTGAACACTGGTTCCCTAGCCGGTCGATCTCCCGCTTGATCTCCCGCTTGATCTTCCGTGTCGTTCTGTGATCGACATTCCCTACGCGCGCCAACTCCTGATGGAGCCAGATGCCGAGGCACTGGATCAGATCCACGACGTTCTCAGGCTTGTAACCGTCGAAAATGACGCGGCCAGCGTTGAGGCGGTCCTCGGGCTTCAGCGCGGCAACCAGTTCGTCGATCTTCTCTTGATCCGTCATCACTCCCCTCCCGCCGCTTTAAGCGGCTCGATCCACTACTCCGATCCCAGAAACTTCGCCATCAACACGGCCTCCACACACTTCAGCATCCCGATCATCACGGTGTAGCCTCGCTGGCCGCTCGTCGCCCAACACAGGTCGCCCGCCTCATCGGTCCACACTACCATTGCCCGATCCGGCTCGGCATCGCCGAACTTCTCCAAACACTCCAGTAGTGTCTCGGTCGGGGTGCGCACCTTGACTTCGTCAGTCATCACGCATCCTGCGCTGCCGCCAGCATCTTGAACCGGCTCTCGGTCAGCGCCTCAAACAAGGTGCGCCCGTTCGGCTGCACCGCGTAAGGCGTGTATACCTCTTCGGCCTTCAGCATCCCCACTTCTATCATTGCCAATTGAGCTTGGCACCATCGCAGCAGTTGCCGCCACGCCACGCGCTCGGCCTGTGCCCGGTCCTGCCGGGTGTACTTCAACAGCGGATCGACCCGCGCCGGGAGTTCAAATAGCACATCGCTGCCGCTTACAGGAATGGTGAACCGTAGCCCAGCGAGCCGCCCAGCGGGCGTGTACTCCATTGCCACCTGTCGTGCCCCGGAGGCAACAAGCACCTGGATAATCTCGCCAGAGGTCTTACCTACCGCAATCTTTGTCGTGCCCATGTAAACGGTCTTCGTTGCCATCATCCATCCCTCAACACCCGCCCTTTGTCACCGCAGCACTTCTCCTGCGGGAACCGCCACAGCCCGCACTTCGGGCATCGCTTCTGCCGCAGCCCCGCCTTAATCTGTGCTCGTGCCCACTCGTGCCATTGGAGATAGCCAGACGGCGGCGGATCGTAAGCCCTAAAGGCGGGTATAATCAGAAGGCACATCACCCCTCCTCACTTAACGGCGTCACCAACGCCGCTTCGTGGAACCACGCCACGTACCCGCCCCGGCACTGCTCGGTCTTCGGCCACATCACCCCATCGACAGCACAACCGCGATCACTGTCATCACGCCAGATGGACTCATCGTTCCTCCCTCTCGATCCCATGCCGCCTCAGCCAGTGCCAGATGTTCGACTCGCTGCACCCAGCCTCCCGCGCTATATCCGCCACCGTCCGCCACGCCGTCACGTACCGCATCCGTAGCCACTCCTCGCCCCAATAGTCCTTCCGGGGCCGCATTTCGACTCCCGCCTTAAACCGATGCGCCTTCCCCGTCTCCGTCCCCGGCGCAAACCGCCCGTCCGCCTTCCGGTTCTCTTTTTTGTCCATGCCCCATCTTATTCCCCCTCCCCTTCGCACGTCAACACAATTCGGGCGTTAGTTCGGGCGTTGATTCGGCCACGACCGGGCGTGGACTCGGGCGTTACTATTTCCACCTCCGCCCCGTCAGTGACGCCCGTGTTGTAGGATACTCGCGGACAACGGACCCCACTCCCCCATCTTCCACTTCGCCCTTGTCTCCGCACGGTGGCGTACCCTGACTATCTCCATGAAAACATTGGTTCTGCATTTTCACTTCCTGATTTATTTTTTTCAGAAAAATCGCGGGCGGAGGTCAGTCTAAGAAAAACAGGATCTCCCAGGCGCACCCGGCACCCCTGTGCAAACCTGGTGAGGATGGCCAAGAGTGGCGCGGCTGCTCCGATCCGACCCGCTCCGGCCTCCAACTGGCCCGGTGGCCCCGGCCAGCCACCCATCTAACGAGGTGGCGAGTCGCCAGCGGCCCAGGCGAGCGGATATCATGGGACCATGAGGTACGCTCCGGCCCGGCAGATAGCCAATACTGGCGAAAACACGACGAAACCGGGACTTTAGTACCATGCGTGGCGTGCCCATAGACGCATCGCGGCGCGCCTCCCGATACCGTCGCATAGGGGAAAATGGAGGCGGAGAGCGGGCGGAAGTCTCACTCCCGAGCCTTCCTCTTAGGTGGTAGCTCACCGATGCGACGGTCGGAGCGTGGCGTCTTGCGGCGTCTTGCTTGCGGTAGGATTCGCACCGATGAGGTCCGTTGTATCAGATGCAAGCGGCGTTGGCTACGCGGCATCGGAGCCGATTTCTTATACTTGGAGTTTATGATTGGCTAGGCAACTGTATGAATATCAATTTTTCTCGCAGTGGTGGCCCTACCGTAACCGAGAATTCAGATGGCCGTAAGCGCGGCGGAAGACCCACGACCAAGCATGGAGTGTCTTGGGGGGCTTCTGGTAAATTGGCTTCCCGAGTATCAGCGAATGCAAAGAAGAAACCTTCTCGGAGCAAGGGCACGGTAAGAGATACGGCTCGGTCCAAGGAAATCAATGAAACGCCGTTGCGGGTTAAGGAGGATATTCGCCCCTTGAAGCTAAACGCCCAGTCAAAAAGGCCAGAGGTGCATGAGACTACAGCGCTTTCAGATTCCCATCCCTCAAAGAGGATGAATGCTTCTTCTGGCGTAATGCTAATCATGACGATACCATCGCCGTTGCGGCAACGAATCAATCGTCTCTTCCGGCAATTCGACAAACTGAGCCGAATCAAGGACGAGGCGACAATCCGTACAGTCTATCGCGATGTCCACAGCAATTCTCGCACTTCCCAGACATGATCGGCGATTCCCGCTTGCATTGCAGGCGTAACGCGCAAGCTGCGATGGACTCGGCAGAAGTTGTACCACGCGAAGTGCAAGCAGAGCGCGGCCCAGAGGTTGTCCCACTTCTTTGAAAAGGCATTCGTTAGTCGGGTGAGGCGTCGAATTTGCATCCGCATCGTGAGATTCTGACGCTCCACAATGGACGTGCAAATGCGCTTCGGATCGGGGTTCCCGGTGATCGTAATCTTCTCCGTTCCAACTACCTCTGGTGGCGAGTAACGCGCTTCCCCTTCCCGCTCGGCGCGGTACACCTTGATGAGTTGCGCGAAGTCCACGCGATCACACAGCGTCGTGTCGATGGCCGACTGATACGGCACAAAACCATCGGTGGTGATCTGGTACCGATCTTTTGCCGTGGCGAGCCGCAAGTCTTCAACAAACACATCCGTCGTGGCCTGGCTCCGGCGACCGAGAGCAAAGTTCAGGACGATCTTCGTATTGCGCTCGATGGCGACGAAACAGTAGGCATCGCCGATGTTGGGGTTGTCCTTTTCTACCGGCCACTTGTGGCCTTCCTTCTTGTAGACGAAGCCCCAGATTTCATCGCACTCCACATCCTTAACGGGAATGTTGACGAGCAATCGGCCCATCAGCGTGGCGCACTTCTCGCCCGCGATAACCAGCAGCCGAAGGATCGTGTCACGGTGAATCTCAGTCAGCCGTTCAATGGATCGGATACTCACGCCCTCAACGAGCAGCTTGAGAATCATCTCAGCCTTGTCCATCGGCGTGTACATGCCTTCTAGCGGCTTCTCGCGCGGCTCCTGGAAGGTCTTTGAGCATTTGCGGCAGCGGTAGCGCTGGTGGCCGTAACGGTCCCGCCCATAGCGCTCACAGTTCGAGTGGCAGTTGTGGCAAGTCATCTGTGAATCCTCTTGAGATTCACAGCCGATCAGCCGATAATGGGGTTGCAGTTCCGATCAGCTTCGGCTGTGAGGATTGAGGCCCGTTAGTAGCTCTAACTGCTAGCGGGCCGAGTTATTGGTGGAGGTGGCGGGATTTGGACCCGCGCCGGGTAGGTTTTAGGGACCCCAGGCAGACCATCTCACTCCCACGCTTTTGAGCGGGCCAGCAGCAATGCTGGCCCGGTTCCGTTATGGGCCTACCCATTGGTGGCCCGCGATTGCGCTACGTCATGTGCTTTCGCCTTGTACTGGTTGCCAGTGGCCCCACGCGCCCTTTTCGCCTCAATCACTCCGTCGTCTGCGAGGCGTCTTAACGTGATGTCCACTGAGTTTTTCGGGTCCTTCGCAGTTGATGAATACTCGCCGCGCATCAGAAGATATTCGACTTGCGTCTTGCTCAACCATTGATTGGGGTGGTCCTTCAAGATCATTAGGCAGGATTCCTGAAGCCCCATTCGGCTAAAGGGATGCCGCGCCGCATAGTCCGCTTCACGAAGCGGGCTACCCTCGGCCACTGTCACGCCGAGCATGGACAGCGTTCGACGGTAAGAGTCGATCTCGATTGAGATCTTCAATCGCTCGATCTCCTTTCGGCGGAGGTTCTCGACGATCTTCTTGATGGTGGCGTCCACGTCTTCACTACCCGCCTCGATAGTACGAATTCCTATCGTACTTGTCAACGGAATTCTCGTGGCCCTGCTTTTTACTAACCGCATGGGATGACCTCCGTGGGGCTAATCCGCGCTACGGCGCGACGATTGGCTTAGGCGGATCGAACAGCCCCTTGGTCTGCATGTCGTCGAGCAGAGCTTGAATCATGGCCCCGCAGACATTGAGAAGGTTCAATGCCTCGCGCGATGTTAGTGTGTCCTCTGGGTGCATCAGCGGATTGCGGTACAGGCGACGAATCAGATGGGCAGCGTCTACCGTATCGGGGGATGCCTTATTCTGTTTCAGCAGATCGAGATACGAGCCAAGATTACAATTACCTTTGGTTGGCTTCGGCACCTGTAGCTTGTCCAGGTAGTTGAGAGCGACGGCCTCGATGCACCGCAATACATGAAACCCACTAGCGGTTGGCAGATCGAATGCCAAGCAACGGCAAGCCGAATTCCAGTCAGAGTGGACGATGTCTGGCAAATGCTTCCATTGCTCACTATCGAAGGCGTCATGCGGCCTCTCGATCAAGGCGGATGGGTCCATCAATCCCTTTGGGGTCACGCGGTAAGCATGGATTCTCTTCCATTGCGGCGTGAGAACGCTCTTGAAGGACGCGATCTGCTCGCGAATTTTGGCGAGCACCTCATCATTAGGAGGATCGCTGGCTTCTTGCCATGGCATGACGTCGTCCAGCAGTGCGTTAATCGTGTCTAGGAGATTCTGCGCGGCCTCCGTCATCAAGGGCAGCGCTTTCGACTCCACCACAGCCGCAAGCGCTGTGATGAGGGAATCCAGGGTCGCTAGGTTCCACTTAACGTCGCGTGGGAGTTTGGTGGCGTTTTCGAGATTGGCCAAATGCCCGCCCAGTTCGTAGAAAGACTGCAATTCAAGGCGTTCCATGTCGTATCCGACAATGGGTAGCGTAAACCAGCCCGGAAGGCAACCGGGCCGTTGGGTATAGCCGCTATGCACGAGCGTGTTAGCGAAGCGCATTTTTCACCTCGCCCCGGCCAACACAGAAATAGGACACGACC